TCAAAGCGTTAAATCGGCTTTCACCTTCATGTAAACCACCGCGTCATCGCCGTGGCCCGCCTGGTAATGCTCAGTCATCTTCACGTCGGCATGCCCCATCAGCCCCTGTATGTATTCCTGTGCAAAACCCTGCTGCTCGTACAACCATGCGCCGAGTGCACGGATTTCGTGAAAGGTGGGGCGCTCACCCGCTGGCACCTCTTCGTAAGCTTTCGAATCGTCACGCGCTTGGGCAAAGGACTTCGTCAGGTAGTCCGGCGTAACTGCGTTCCAGTGTAGCTTGGCGTCGAGTTGTGCACGCTTGCGCGCTTTGGGCGAGTAGTGGATCAGGTAAGGGCAGACGACCGGCGATCGCACGCACTCCATGATCACCTCCCGCAGGGCCTGCCCCATGACAATCTCCAGGTGCACGGGCTTTCCGTAGTTCTGCGTCTTGCCGGGCGACACCTTGATGGTGTTCTGCTCGAGGTCCACGGCCGACTTCGGCCACATCACGATATCTTCCCGCCGCTGAAGACTCAGCAACCCTAGTCGGATGGCGCGTTTCAGCCAGATCGGCGTCCCTACGTACTCCAAAATCTTGTTCAGCCCCTCGACGGTGTGGCGTTGGCGCTTCTTCTCCGCCTCTTTCTTCACCAAGGTCAGCTCGGCAGAGTTGCGCTCGCAAAGACCCTTGGCCACCGCGAACGCGAACACTTGGACCAGCAACCCTCGATGCTTGGTATAGGCGTTATTCTCGAAGCCATCCAGGTATTCGGCCACCGTCAGCACATCGAGTTGACCAACCATCCTGCTCCCCAAATCTTCCTTGTACCGCGCCAGTTTGAATCTGATCTCTTTGAGAGTTCTATCGGCGTAGCCACGTCCGATCAACCATTCTGTTTCGAATCGCTCGAGCAGATAGGCGAAGGTTGGGGCTCTTTCACCGGTGAGCACGGCAAGCAGTGCCCCATCTGAATCCAAGAGCGGCTGAAGCTTAGAGTTCGCCATTTTTGCGAGTTTGACGGCGTCGGCTTGAGGCTTGTTAATGCTGGTCCGTTTGCCGGTGACCGGGTTGCGGTATACAAAATATTTACCGTTTGGATAAAGGTTTTCAGGGAGTCCTCGATTTGAGACGTCCCGGCCGCGCGGGGGAGCCATTAGCCTACCTCCATCATCTTGGCGAGCAGGGGATCATCGGACCCCATTACGGCCGCCTGTAGATCAACAAAATACATCCCACCTTTTACCTCTCCAATCACTTCGCCTTCCTCAATCCATTTTTTCAACTGTTGCAGACTCGGCTTGCCGCCGGCGTATCGCAGTTTTCTGTATTCGCCTGCCTCCATGAGGCGCGGCAGCCTGGCCGTAATATGGGCAATGACTTTTGCCATGGTGATGCTCCGCGCCGCGTGGCGGCAGAAGGTGGTTATTGGGTGGCTTTGGCGAGAGCTGCGTCTGCGATCTTCATCGCTGCCTGGGCGTCGTTCACATAAGCCGGATCGAACCCGCCGCACAGGTGGATGGTTGCTTGGCAGGCGCGCAGGTTCTCGCGGGTGAGTTTCAGCGCGGCGACAAGTTCTTCGCGGGCCTCGGCTTCGCCGCGGGCGATGTTCCAGAAGCGTTGTTGCCACTGCCCGGGTGGTGGCGGGTTGCTGTTCTGCGCGCCGAACACCATTGCGCCGATGATCGAGTCGCACAGGTCGCTCTTGTAGGCGTTGTCGCCGTCGATGCTGGCGCCCATCCGGCGGAGATTGTTCAACGTTGCGTCGAAGTCTTCGCGGGTCATGTCGATAACATTTTTGCTGAGTGCGGTGATTTCAGCTTTGGCAGCGTTCAGCCGATTTAGATCAGCCTGCCATCCGCTGCGCAGGTACTTCGCGTCCTCAGCGTTCTGCTCGGCCATGGTTTTCCAGTGCTCGACCGGCGACCATGGGCTGAGGATCACGATGCACTTGGCCAGCGGTACCAGTTCGTTTTGCCTAGCAGCCAACGTCTCGGCTTCCTCTTTGCTGGCGACCGCATAGAGATCGTCAGGACCCTGGGCGTGCACGGCATACAGCGTTTCGGTGTTCTCGGACATGCAGAATTCCTCCCCGCCGTTCACCGGCAGGCTGGTAGGTGGAAGATGGGTTACTTGCGGCGCTGGAAGTCAGTGCAGCGGACGATCACGGTCTGAGCGACCCGGGCGAGCGCCGGCATGGTGCTGAATGGGAGGTGGCTGCAATTGCGGTGGGCGTGGATGCAGCTGGCGCACATGCCGCCTTTTGGAGCGTAGGTCATCACCGCCTCCCCCTGTAGCAATACACGTAGGCGAACCAGGCGAGGGCGATCATGGTGTCACCTTCGCTATTTCTGGAAACGATGCTTCGGCCTCGGTACGGAATTTAATGTCCGCACCATCGCCGTGACGTCCCTCGGACCAGGTGATCCGCTTTCCGCAGTAACAGCCAGTTTTCTGGGATAGGTCGAAGTTCTGCCGGAACTCCATCGAGATACCGGTCATGCCGTGCTTGCGCGCCAACGCGACGACAGCCTGAGCGAACTCGACGTCGTGATCAGTTACTGCGGTCATGACGTCACCTTACCGGTATGGGAAAGACGATGAGCTCAGCGCCCTCGACGAGCTCTGGCACGAAATCGCGATCACGTTCGGCTGCTCCATCGCGGAAGCGCAAGCCCGCCTGAGTTATCCGGAGTTCCGGCGGTGGCAGAAGTACCGAGAAAAGCGCGGGTCGCTCAACTGGGGAATGCGCATAGAGCACGGCACAGCAATGCTCGCGACGCTCTATGCCAACACAAACAGCCAGAAGGGTGGGTTCAAAATTTACGATTTCATGCCGCATGATTCGGAACAGCCGCTGTCGCTCGAGCAGGCGATGGCGTCGTGGGCATAACTGCCGCATCTCGCTGAGCGCATCCGACAACTCGACTCGCTAAGGCGGGTTTTTTTACGCCTGGAGTTTTTATGGCTTCCCGATCGCTTGGTACGTTAACGCTGGACCTGATCGCCAAGATCGGAGGGTTTACAGGTCCACTCGACAAAGCCAGTCGCGAATCTCAAAAGCGTATGGCCGAGATCCAAAAATCCGCAGAGAAAATCGGGATTGGCATCAGTGCTGGCGTCTCGGCTGGTGTTGTAGCTCTGGCCGCACTGACGGTTTCGTCGGTCAAAGCTGGGGCCGAGATTACTCGTTTTGCACAGTTGTCCGGTACGAGCTCCACCGAGTTTCAGAAATATGCTGCTGGTGCAAAAACCGTAGGGATTGAGCAGGACAAGCTGGCTGATATATTCAAGGATGTGAACGACAAAGTCGGCGATTTTTTGCTCAACGGCGGCGGAGAGTTGCAGGACTTCTTCAAAACCATCGCGCCTAAAATTGGCGTGACTGCCGAGCAGTTTCGGAACCTCTCGGGCCCCCAGTCGTTGCAGTTGTTCACGTCCAGCCTGCAAAAAGCAGGGCTGAGCCAGGCAGAAATGACGCAGCAAATGGAGTCGCTGGCGGACGATGCAACATTGCTCCTGCCTCTATTGCGGGACAACGGTGCGGCGTTCAAGGTGCTGGGCGAATCAGCCCAGGAAGCTGGCGCAATCATGGACGAGAAAACCATCAAGGCCACTCAGGGCTTGGCGGCTGCCAGCTGGCTCGCAGAGCAATCCCTGGCAGGGATCAAGAATCAAGTTGCGGCATCGCTGATGCCGACGCTGAGCGATTACGCGGACATTCTTTTCGGTCTGAGCAAGGACACCGCCTCGGTTTCTGCGTTTTCCGATGGCCTCAATACCATTCTCAAGTTTACTGCGAAAACTGCGGTTGGCATTGCGTACACCTTTGAGCTGCTAGGTAAATCCATTGCTGGCCTCGTTGCGATCGTAGTAGGCGCTTTTGATGGGGTGGATTTTTCCAGCCCGATCGATGCTATCAACAAAATTGGCGAAAACTCATCCCGTATGGCGTCGATCGTCGGCGATGACTTGGATGGGTTGGACAAAAAATACAACGACGTCTGGGGGCGAATCGACCAGGCGGGTTCGAGCGGACAGGCAAGCGGGCACCTGAAAGAAATCGCTGATGCATTGAATGCGGTGGGAGTGGCGGGGCGACCGGGCACTTTTAAAGCGCTGACCAAGGATCAACAGGATGCGGCCAAGGCGGCGGAGGCTACAGCAAAGAAATTGCAGGGTGTCTTCGATACCACTGAAGAGGGCTACGAGCGTCAAATCGAGCTGATCAATACGTCAAACGACGCCAGGAAAAATGCTACCGAGATCGCCAAACTTCAGTTTGAGGTCGAGTCCGGCAAGCTGTTTGGCATCAACGCTCAGCAGCAGAAGCGCCTCGAGGGGTTGGCTGCTGAACTGGACGGCTTGAACAAGCTGAAGCAGGCCAATGAAGACGCTGCAAAACTGGTTTCCTTCGGCGATACGCTCACAGACAGCAATCAGACGATCAAACAAGGGTTTGAGGTTGAGTTGGCTGGTGCTGGTTCAGGCGACAAACTTAAAGAGCGCCTGCAAGCCAACCTCGAGATTCAGCAGGACTACAACAAACAGGCTGCAGACCTACAGAAACAGCTCAACGGTGGAGACATTACCCAGGGGTTGTATGACAAAGAATCCCAAATGCTCAGCAAGGCGCTCGCTGAACGGATGGTGATCCAGGAGGACTATTACAAGGGTCAGGACGAAGCTCAGAAAAACTGGGTGGACGGGGCCTCAGCCGCGTTTAACAACTATGTCGACCAGGCTCGGGATCTGGCCAGCCAAACCCAGAATGCTTTCACCTCTCTGTATGACGGTCTTATCCGAGAGTTGAGCCGACCAGCTCGCCAGAGTATCGGGTGCGTGCTTCGAAGTTCGGCGACGGATATGAGCAGGTCGTCGGCGACGGCATCAACAGCCGCGTCGACAGCTGGCCACTTACTTTTGTCGCGCGTGAAGCGGTAGCCATTCAGATAAAAGCGTTTCTTGATCGGCATGGTGGTTTCAAATCCTTCCTCTGGACCCCTCCGCTCGGTCAGCTGAGTTTCTTCCGTGCCACAGCGCCGACAGTCACCCCAAATGGGGCGGGTATTTTCACCCTCAGCACCACCTTCACCCAATCATTCCTTCCATAAGGGGCATTCATGCCGCTGATCAGTGACATCCAGGTCCTTGAGCCTGGCAGCGAAGTGCTGCTCTTTGAATTGGATGGCACAGACTACGGCGCAGACATTTTGCGCTTTCACGGACATTCGATTCCACACACGCCGGCCGAGATCATTGCCGCCGGCGCCAATGCCGATCTGCTCCCCGCGAAAGCGATTTGGTGGCAGGGCAACGAGTACGGCGCCTGGCCGGTGCAGATTGACGGCATCGAGGCCAACGGTGACGGTACAGCTGTACGACCAACACTGTCGGTGGGCAACGTCAACGGCCGCATCACCGCGCTCTGCCTCGCCTTCGATGACCTACTCGAGTTCAAGCTGACCATGCGTCACACGCTGGGCACGTACCTGGACGCGCAGAACTTTCCAACCGGCAACCCGAATGCTGATCCGACCCAAGAGACGATTGAGGTCTGGTATGTCGACCAGAAAAGGAATGAAGACGGTGAAAATGTCAGCTGGGAGTTGGCCAGCCCGGGCGATGTCGGCGGCGAGTCCATCGGCCGGCAGGCAACGACGTTATGCCATTGGTGCCTCACCGGCGGATATCGAGGGCCAAGCTGCGGTTACACCGGCGGCTATGTCACGAAGGATGGCGTTCCGACTGACAACCCGGAACTAGACGAGTGCGATGCGACTCTGGCCCGCGGCTGCGAGCCTCGCTTCGGAATTGGGAACCCGTTGCCGTTCGGTGGTTTCCCGGCCGTTTCTCTGATCGCACGGAGTTGATCATGCGTAAGCACATCTTGAACGCGATCCAGTCTCATGCTGCCGCCGATTACCCGAAAGAGTGCTGCGGACTGCTGCTGGCCATTGGTCGCAAGCAGCAGTATTACCCGTGCCTCAATATCTCGACCGAGCCGAACGAAGAGTTTCGAATCGACCCGGAGCAGTACGCCCAGGCCGAGGATATCGGCGAGGTAATTGGCATCATCCATTCGCACCCGGACGCCACCAGTCGCCCGTCACCGCGTGACCTCGCCATGTGCGAGGCGACCGAATTGCCGTGGCACATCCTGAGCTGGCCCGAGGGTGATTTGCGAACTGTCATGCCGAGCGGTGACGTTCCGCTGCTGAAGCGCCCGTTCGTGCACGGCGCCTGGGATTGCTGGCAGGTCTGCGCCGATTGGTACAAGCGTGAGTGGGGGCTTGAATTCGAAGCCTTCAAGCGCGCCGATGGCTGGTGGGAGAACAAGGAAAACGCCAGCCTGTACGAGGCGAACTATGAAGCCGCAGGGTTCTACAGGGTTGATCAGCCGCAGCGCGGCGACATGATCGTGATGGAAGTAGGGCGCACGGTTCACCCGAACCATGCCGGGATCTTCCTCGGCAGTGATCCGGCGCTACCCAGTGAGATTGCGGCGACCTTCGGGCCTGGTCCTTTCCTGCTGCACCACCTCTACGGGCGCCCGAGCGAGATCATCGTATTCGGCGGGCCTTGGCTGGACCGAACACGCCTGATCCTTAGGCACAAAGGTGCACAACCAACCAAATGAAGCGGCTGGGCCGCAGGAGTGAGTAATGAGTCAAGCAGATCCATTTACTTCAACGATGGTTTGGCGTCGAGATGTTGCCAATCCGAAACGAGATCCGGCTGAAGCCGATGTTCAAGATGGCCGCGCTGAGTATGTACTCAGCGGGCCTTATCACATGGCCGAGGGATCGAAGGTCGAGGTCCTCGACGGCCAGCTTCTATTCACAGGCAGTAACCGCAGAGTCAGTTGATGTGATGGAAGGCTCGATTGAAGTTTCCGTCACCATAGTAGTTGAGATCGTCTGCCAAAATCAGCGCATATCCTGGGCCAACAGCCTTTAGCGCGTCGAAAATGGTTCCGAAGTCCGACTTGGAGAGAAAGGTAATGACTCCGCATCCAACCTCGACACCCTTGTAGGCGAATTGCTCCGCGACGGGGATGTAGTCTTCGTTTGATGTCACGATTATGTACGGAAAGATTGTTTGTCCTGGGTTCACGTTAACCTCCTAGGTCATCAACGCGCCGAAATTGGCGCAATCCCAGTCCTTGGGCTTGCAGGCAAAGGACTGGGGTAAATCCTATTGCGGGGCAGAAGGCTACTATCCAGAGGCTTGTAGTAGCTACTGGGGATTCGTACAGGCAAGAATGAGCTAAATATTTTTTGGACGGTGCCGATATTCTTTGATCCATTACCGACGGAGTGGCTGCTCCGCACCAATCAAAGGAATGAAGTCGTGACAATAAATCACAGTGTGACCTGTCCCCACTGTATGAACAATGTCCCATGGGGCGCTCAAGTCTGCAGAGGGTGTCACGCTGAGGTGAGTTACGGCACACCTCGAGGCGTTGCATTTTTCCTCCTCATCCTCTGTTTTGTCGCTGGATTCTGGGGATCCCGTCTGGCCGAAATCTACATCTCGAATAACTCCACGTTTCTGTTTATCGTCTTCAGTGCCATCTTTCTGCTGTGTGCTTGGAAGTCTCAAAAAATTTGCGAGCGACGTTATGACGGAAAAGCGACGTTTCGGCGTTTCTATCGAAAATAGAATTACCGCGCCACGATGTGCCCGGCCCAGCACCGGGTTTTTTGCATCTGGATCCCGGTGCTACATTGCCCACATTTCCACAGGAGTGAGCTGCATGAAATTGATCGTAGGGGCGTTGGCTGTTGCTTTGCTGGCGGGGTGTGCGACCTCTCCCACGCCTTTGAACGAGGCCGAGCCAGTTCCAAGCTCGCGATTATTCGGGCATCAAAAGCCCAGCACCGGCGATGCGATTTTGATCGTTACGCGCGATAAGGGGTTTGTGGGAAGTGCATGTAACACCGCGCTCATTATTGATGGAAAAAAATCTGCAGAGATCGGCTCTGGTGAAACTGCGCGGTTCTACGTCCCCGCCGGCGATCACATCATTGGAGCTTCTTCATGCGGGAGCGGTTTGAAGGAGCGAGAAGCAAGTATAAAAGCCGGCAGCACCAAGAAGTTCAGGATATCCATCGACTCTGCTATGAGTTTGGATTTATCGCCAACAACATATTGAAGATAGCCGCCTCCGGGCGGTTTTTTTTCGACTGGAGAAAGCCTTGGCATCGACATGCGACGTAAGTCAGTCCATGACCACCATCCTTCTATCGGGTCCTTTGATCAAGCTATTCGGCAGGACCCACTATCGTGAGCTCGGCAGCAAATCCGTTGGTGAGGCCATCAAGGCTTTGAAATGTACGCTTGAAGGCTTCGAGGATGCTGTAAAAAAGTTAGAAAGAAACGGAATGCGATTCGCGATCTTTCGTAATCGAAAGAATGTGCCAGAAAAGGATTTTGCTTTAGGTGGCGCTCAAGAGATCAGAATCGTTCCAGTAATTTCTGGCAGTAAGCGGGATGGTCTGCTCCAAACAGTCATTGGATCGGTCCTTATTGCAGTCGGCTTTTACACCGGGCAAACGTGGCTCGTCCAGACAGGAGTGGCGCTCGTGGCTGGTGGCGTAGTCCAGATGCTCAGCCCCCAGCAGGGCGGACTCAAGCAAAGCTCATCCCCCGAGAACGCACCGTCCTACGCCTTCGGCAGCGCCAAGAACACCACGGCCAGCGGCAACCCCGTGCCGATCTGCATCGGCGACCGTCGGTGGGGGGGCATGATCATTTCCGCCTCGATCTACGCGGAAGACAAAGTGTAATCAGCACACAGTAAGCAGGCCGCCCATAGGGCGGTTTTTTTATGTTTGGAGAAAAGCATGGGCGCAGCATTAAAGATCGACATCCACGGCGAGAAAGGCGGCAGCAGCAAGCCGAAATCGCCGGTTGAGGCCAGCGACAGCCTGCGCTCTACCAACTTGGCCAAGCTCCTGATCGCCGTGGGCGAGGGTGAGTTCGACGAAGTCCCGACCGACTACAGCATCTTCCTCGACAATACGCCTATCCGTGATGCCAGCGGCAACTACAACTTCCCGAACGTGAAGTGGGATTGGCGATCGGGCTCCGTGGATCAGGCCTACATCCCTGGCATTCCGGCTGTAGAGAACGAAACCTCACTGAACATTGAGCTGCGCAGCGATGCGCCGTGGGTGCGATCGATCAGCAATACCCAATTGTCGGCTATCCGCATGCGCTTCGCGTGGCCAGCCCTGCAACAGCAAGACGATGAAGGCAATGTTGGCGGCTACCGCATCGAGTACGCCATTGATCTGGCCACCGATGGCGGGGCCTATCAGCAGGTGGCGACTGACGCCGTGGATGGCAAGACCACTACGCGCTACGAGCGGTCCATTCGTGTCGACCTGCCGGAAGCCACCACTGGCTGGCAGATTCGCGTCCGTCGCCTGACGCAAAACCAGAACAGCAACAAGGTCGCCGACATCATGCTGGTGGCCGGTTACACCGAAGTTATCGACGCCAAGCTGCGCTACCCGAACACCGCATTGCTCTACATCGAGTTCGACGCCGAGCAGTTCACCAACATTCCAGCCGTCACCGTCCGTTGCCGTGCCCGCAAGTGGCAGGTGCCGAGCAATTACGACCCGATCACCCGGACTTATACCGGTACTTGGGACGGCACCATGAAGCAGGCGTGGACCAACAACCCAGCCTGGATCACCTACGGCATCTGCACCGAAGACCGTTTCGGCTTGGGCAAGCGCATCAAGTCGTTCATGGTCGACAAGTGGGACCTGTACCGAATTTCGCAGTATTGCGATCAGCTGGTGCCGAACGGCCTCGGCGACGTCGAGCCCCGCTTTCTGTGTGACATGAACCTTCAGGGCAAGGCTGATGCCTGGTCGTTATTGCGCGATATCGCCGCCATTTACCGAGGCATGACCTACTGGGCTCAGGGCCAGCTGGTGATGCAAGCCGACATGCCGCGCACGCAGGACTTCGACTACGTCTTCACCCGAGCAAACGTCATTGATGGGAGACTCACCTACGGCAGCGCCTCGGCGAAGACCCGCTACACCCGTGCGCTGGTCAGCTATGACAATCCGGCGAATAATTACGATACCGACGTTATCCCCTTCGCTGACCTTGGCCTTCAGCGTCGCATGGGTGACAAACCTATTGAGCTGAGTGCCATCGGCTGCACCCGTGCGTCCGAGGCCCAGCGCCGCGGCAAGTGGGCGATCCTCAGCAACAACCAAGACCGCACCATATCGTTCAAAACCGGCATGGAGGGTGTAATTCCGCTCCCAGGCCACATCATCTCCGTGGCGGATTCGTTGCTGGCGGGGCGTGAAGTGGGCGGGCGTATTTCGACGGCTGCTGGCCGAGTCGTGACACTTGACCGTGACACCCAGGCCAAAGTCGGTGATCGACTGATCATCAACCTGCCCGGTGGCCAGGCCGAGGGTCGCACCGTGCAAAGCGTGAACGGCCGATCTGTGACCGTCACCACCAGCTACAGCGAAGCGCCGCGCGCCCAGCTTCAATGGGCACTCGATGCCGATGATCTGGCAATCCCGCTGTATCGCGTGCTGAGCACCCGGCGCACGACCGAAGGCGACTTCGAAATCAGCGCCTTGCAGTACAACCCAAGCAAGTTTGCATTCATCGACACCGGTGCTCGCCTGGAAGAGCGGCCGATCAGCGTCATTCCGATCACTGTGGTTCCGGCACCGGCCAGCGTCACCGTCACGTCAAACTCGGTTGTGTCCCAGGGCATTGCCGTTGCGACCATGACCATCACCTGGCCAGCGGTTAACGGCGCTGTCGGGTATGACGTCGAATGGCGCAAGGACAGCGGCAACTGGATCAAGCTGCCGCGCACCGGGATGACCAGCGTCGACGTGGTCGGCATCTATGCTGGTGCCTACTTGGCCCGCGTCCGTGCCGTGAGTGCTTTCGATATCTCGTCGGTCTGGCGCGCATCGATTCTGACCCACCTCACCGGCAAGCAAGGGTTGCCGCCTGCGGTGTCGTTCCTGACGGCCACGCCATTGCTGTTCGGCATCTATTTGAAGTGGGGCTTTCCGGCTGGTGCCGAGGACACGCAACGAACTGAAATCTGGTACGGACCAACCACCAGCCTGGAAGCGGCCACCAAGCTGACGGACCTGTCATACCCGCAAAGCGATTTCTCCATGCTCGGTCTGGCTGCAGGAGTTACGTTCTACTTCTGGGCGCGGCTGTTTGATCGGATCGGCAATACCGGTCCGTGGTATCCAATCGGCATGGGTGTTCAGGGTCAGTCGAGTGCTGACGCTGGGGCCATTCTGGAAATGCTTGCCGGGCAGATCACCGAGACAGAGCTCGGCGAAGACCTGCTGGCGGAAATCGAGAAGATCCCCGGTCTTCAGGCGCAGATCGATGCGCTGGATGCCTTGAAGGGGTACGACCCTGCAATCACCTACGTCGAGTACGACATGGTGGTTCAGGGTAAGCGGATCTATCAGGCAACCGGCAACGTGCCAGTCGATACGCCACCACCTAACCCTGCCTACTGGCTCGATGTAGGCCAAACAGTGGAAACCGCCAATGGGTTGGCACAGCAGGTGGCTACCAACACCGCTGAAATTACTGAGATCGATGGCCAAGTGACCGCCCAAGCCACGGCATTTCAGGCGTTGCGAGCATCGTCGAGAGACGACAACGGGGAGGGCGATCTGGCGGATGCGATGAAGGGCTGGACCAGTACCGCCGCTATTGCCTCCGAAGAGAAGGTTCGGACCTCTGAAAACTTCGCGATGGCGAGCAGGCAGACAACTATTGAAGCCAAGGTGGGCGTCAACGAGGCCAGCATCACCACGCTTGAGCAGGTGGTCACCACCAGCAATTCGGCGACGGCTACGAAGATCGACCAGCTGAATGTGTCGGTAGTGCAGAACACCTCGGATATTGGTGCGAACACTTCATCGATTAACACAAACACTGCAGCGATCCAGCAGACGGCCACAGCTTTCGCTGACACCAACGGCAAGCTGTCCACCATGTGGTCGGTGAAGATGCAGGTTACTGCGGGAGGGCAGTACGTCGCGGCCGGCATTGGGCTTGGCATCGAGAACACCGGGGCCGGCCTGCAAAGTCAGTTTCTGGTCAGTGCGGACCGGTTCGCCATCGTCAACACCATCGCCGGCGGTGCCATTTCGGTTCCGTTTGCGGTGCAGGGTGGCCAGGTGTTTATGAACCAGGCCTTCATCCAAGACGGCACCATCACCAACGCCAAGATCGGCAGCTACATCAGCTCGACCAACTACGTCGCGGGCCAGCAAGGTTGGATTCTCAACAAGGACGGCACGCTGGAGATCAACGGCGTGGTGCCGGGCCAAGGTCGACTGGTGATCAACCATCTGAACGTTTCGGTTTATGACGTGAACAACGTGCTGCGTGTACGTCTTGGCTATCTGGGGTGATAAATGGCTTATGGCATGCGGGTCTGGGACGGGGGCGGCAGCCTGTCCATGGACACCAACAGCTTCACCTACCAAGTAATTTGGCAGGGTGTCATCGATTTCAGTGGATCGACGCCCAGTTACACGCTGAGCATCCCGGGCTTCAACCCGGCCACCTGCGTGTTCATGATCATTCCGACCAGAGCACAGGATGTGCAAACAGCGGAGAACGATGGTTTGGGAAACACCAAGTCTTACCCGTACGTCACAACATCGGCTGGGCAGGTCGTGGTTCGGCCTAAAAATCCATCATCCAGCGCATCCACTGGGCAGACACGGATCGTCGCCAAAGCCTACGCGATAAGGTTCGCCACATGAGTTTTGGATTTCAGAGCATCAACGACGGTTCGTTCATTCAGATCGACGCCGAAGCGCCCAGGCTGTGCATGCTCACTCAAGGGTCGTACTCCGGCAGCGGAACCGCCTCGGGCACGTTTGCCAGGGCAATCACTAGCGCTGACCCGCCACTGGTGTTTATCCGCCCAACTCAAACTGGCGCGATTCAAGTGCCGATATCGGTGTGGTTCACGGGAGGGCCGGGGAACTGGACCGGATTCTCGATGAAGGCCTCAGTCGTCGATGCGACCCTCAGCGGGCAGTACTTCGTGGCCGCCTGGGCTTCTATGGGCACCGCAGCCTATGGCTTGCGATTGTGGGATCAGAGCGCAGCACTGGTTTATGACAGTGGCGCACCCGCAGTCGTGGTGACCTTTGCCGCAGGCAACTGGACGTACTTGGGGAGCGAGGTGCTCGCCGTGGGTCGACGGTACATCTGGACAATTACCAAGGCTCTTGCGGCGGGGGAGTACATCTCGTTGAACCCGTTTGCCATGCATTGCCACAACGATGCGACAGGTGGCGGCTGCGCGTTGGGCGTCGATTACACCAACGGCCGGATCATGATGTACAGCCTCGCCACAACCGCTTGGACCGATCAAGGTCATCGCCCCTTCCTCTGCGCCAAATTACTGGCCTGAACCCCTACATTTCTGGAGATACTCAATGCCCTGGTACAAATCAGGAACGGTCTCTGTCACCCAAAATTCCAACGCCGTGATCGGCACGGGCACCGCGTTTATCGCTAACAGTCGTGTCGGCGATGCGTTTCGCGGTCCGGACGGCGGTTGGTACGAGGTGACGAACATCGCCAGCGACACCGCGATGGCGATCTCGCCGAACTATCAGGGCGCGACCAATGCAGCCGGCACCTACGCGCTGGCGCCCATGCAGGGCTACGTCAAAGACTCGGCCGATGCTCTGCGGACGCTGGTCAATCAATACGGCGCAAAGTTGGCCGCGCTGGGGACCACTGGTAATTACGACATATTGCCTTTGGTTAAAGGTGGTACAGGACGCAGCGACGGTAGGGCAGTCTTCTCCGAGATTAGCGTGCAGGTGGCTGCTGCACTGTTTAGCACACAAGGCATGTATATGGGCTGGAACGCAGGCAGTGCAGGAGAGGGGCACTTTGTCGTCAACAAAGGTAACGGTAATGGCGGGTTTACCTGGCGGTCGGTGAATGCCGGAAACACGGCCACAGGGCCGACCATGTCCTACAGCTATGACGGCGTTTTGGCTGTACCTCTTGAACTGCAGGTGCCCAAGATTACCGGGTTGACTACTGCGCTAAGCACTGCGCAAGGCGGTACGGGAAATACCACGGGTACAGCGGCAAAACTTGCTGCAGGGGCAATGGTTGGCACGGTCTCTCAAGCGGGTGGAGTTCCGACTGGCGCAATTATCGAGTCTGGCTCAAACGCAAATGGATGGTTCGTAAAGTTTGCTGATGGCACGATGATTTGTCGAGGAGTTGTATCGGCGTCGCCGAACATAAACAACCCCTCTGGAAACCTGTATTACTACGTTGGGTCGCTATCATTCTCAGCAACATTTGTTGGTATCGCACCTCAAGTTTTTCCATTCTTCAACGCCTCCGGTTATTTGACGTGGGCGACAGTTAAAGGCACTTCAGGGCTTTCTGCATTCGAGTATTACCTAATGGCCAACGCTGCTACCGGCGTTTCCGGAATACTTGGTTTTGTAGCTTTTGGAAGGTGGTACTGATGAAAATTAATCTATCCCCCACGCGGCGAGATGACACGCTGCAGATCTCCCGCGTCGGGTCTGCGCTGAATATCAATGGCGAGCTCTTCGATTTTTCCCGCATGGTCGACGGCGACACGCTTCCAGCAACCGCGATTGCTTCGGAGTGGTTCATGGGGCAGGTCGATAATATTGGTGGCGAACTGGAACTCACGCTGTTCCTTCCCTTGCCTGCAAATTTCAGCCATGAACAAGCTTTCCCTCAGCCATTGCTTCATGTCCCGGATGGGCCGGTGATACTGCCTCAGCCCACACCCACCCCCGTGCCTGATATTCAGGAGGTCGAAGCATGAACATCAACATCGACTGGGCGCAGCTCATCACCAAGACAATGAAAGAAGAGAATTCGACAGCTCTAATTTTGGCTGGCGTCGTAGCGGAGAACGCCAAGCGGCGGACGGTCGCTGACAGGGCCATTGCTCCCCTGCAAGATGCCGTGGACATAGATGAAGCTACCGCTGCTGAAATTTTGCTGCTGAAGGCTTGGAAGAAGTACCGAGTAGCTCTGAATCGGGTGCCCGAGCAGGCAGGCTATCCCACTGTCATCGGCTGGCCAGTAGATCCGAGGGGCCTTCCTAGCTCCCTTTGAACGCAGCGGGAAACTCAAAAATTGGATTCTGTAGTGTTGTCTGAGTAATCGAAATCCACGTTGCAGCGAATACGAGATAGAAAATTAGGGCTGTACATACACTGCGTTTCGGTAATCCAACTACAAGTCTTTGCTCCAATGCAAAGGCGATTGTTGCATAAGCAAGAGCATGAATTGGATAAAAGAAGCGAGTTTCAACCGCGCCAAGAGTAATAGCTAGCGTCGGGATGATTAAAGATAATAGTATGAGGCAGAAGGGTTCGTTAGCCTTTTTGTTGTCTCTGTAAGTCAGAGTTAAAGCGGATAAGAATAAGAGTGTAAAGCAGGCAATAGATGTGATGGTTTTATCTTTGGAGGGGGAGCTAGCGTACACGATGCCATCTCGCGCATCTAGACCATTTATGAGATGCCTAATGAATATGCCGATAAAAACTAAAGGTTCTTTGGCTGCGATTGTAGTATAAGTGGCTATACTAAACTCTGCGCTTCCTAATTGATATTCGTTGAATATGCTAACGCCTTGGGCATCTTGGTAGTAGGTTGGTGTCCCTACTTTGGCGCCAGGCGCAACGACTGTTTCGTATCTTTCTGTAGTTATACCCCATAAAAGCTGATATGCAAATAATGATTTGTCTCCTGTGTCGGTAATTACTAGTGGGGTAGATTTGTTGAAGTTTTTAGTGTTTATTGCCATTTGTGGTATCGCTGCGAACGCAGCCCCCGCTAGAAAAATGATCAAGGGCAACACGCCTTTCAGCCGGCTGCCTTGGCGGAGTCCTGTTATGAAAATATTGATGCTAAGGAAGGCGAATCCAAATATGTAAATCGTTCTAGTGTTATAACTAGCATAGGCGAGTATACCTGCGATGAAAAAAACTGTTAAGTGTGGCCATGTCAGTGTCTTAGTATAAGCTGATAGAATTAAGCCTATCGCTGAAAGGAGAAGTAAAAATGCAGGGAGGTCGCTAAGAGGGTATGTAATTAATCCTGGAAAAAATATCGCTGTTAACGCAGCGGGCGTCAGGCGTCGCAAAAATGATGACTTTCCTCCGATGGTTCGAATGTATATGTTCCCTAGCGTGGAGGTCAGTAAATATGCATAAATCGCTGATTGCATTAATTTGAGTGGGAGTAATCCAAGTTCTGGTATGTTGTCAAAAAACCAGCGGCCAGGTACTAATAAGAGTGGGTAGAAGTATCCTCTGTACGTGGTTGGAAATTCACCCTTTAAAATGTCGGCGCTCAATGCCCAGTAAAGCCTAGCATCGCCTCTAAATATCTCGGTGTTTATAGAGAGTGATACGGCCAAAAATATTAGCGTGGCAACGAAAAACGCTAGATATTTAGATTGGTTGTCACGGTTTGATGAAATGTGACTGCGCAACTTTGTTGCTTTTGTCCCGTAATTTACTTCGTTAATCATTAGCCAGACCTTCCTCGAGGGTAGTCATTATCATTATTTTTGCGTAATTGAACTACCCCTTAGGGCATGGATTAAAGGTGAAACGCTATCGAACCCGCACGAGCGGGTTTATTTTTGCTTGGAGAATGGTGATGACAGAATCTGAAAGAGACCGCGACATCCTTGCCCGTACGCTGTGGGGAGAGGCGCGCGGAGAAACCCTAGCCGGCCAAATCGCCGCAGCCTGGACCATCCGCAACCGTGTGAACGACAGCAAGGATCGGTCATGGTGGGGCGAAGGCTATGCCGGTGTGTGCCAAGCACCGTACCAGTTCAGCTGCTGGAACAAGAGCGATCCGAACTTTGCCTTCTTGAGTGGCGCGAAGCCGATTCCATTCCGTGAGCTGGCGCAGGCGCGGATCGCTGCTGACAAGGTGATCGATGGCAAGGTGCCTGATCCCACCGGTGGTGCCACGCACTACTACGCGACAACCATGAAGAAGGCTCCGACTTGGGTGAAGGGCGCCACTCAGACGCTGAAGCTGGGTCACCACGTCTTCTTCAAGGATGTGCCATAAAAGGTCACGCTGTGCCTTTTGTTGATAAGGCGCGAACCTGCTTTTCAAGTTGATCATTAATGAAGGTGAGGCGTTGAATCTCGCCCAGCTGAACCGTGGTGTCAGCTTCACGGTTTGCCAGCCAGGCGCGAGCGTTCGTCAGGTTCGCCGATAGCTGGTCGTTAACTTCGATGAGGCCCGTAATATTTTCCTTCGCTGCTCGAAGCTCCCGTTTCAGCGCCTGAATGTCCTCTTCCAACATGCTTGCGTAATGCTCAACGGTTACTAACCTGGTCGGACTGCCGAGCCAGTCGCTGGTGTCTTCGATTTCGTAGGGGTCCACAGTGAGGCCTTATTTATACTGTTTGGATATACAGTAATCGAGGCGCGGTCATTGCGCGAGGGTAGAGCGACGAGCAGTTGGATTTGGGTCTTTGTGTTCGTTCAGCAGGACGCCGTAGGTAGGATTATTTGTGGGGAATTCTTCCCCAAAACGCAACCGTTTGAACCAATGTTTATTGGGTTCTAAAGAGTCGTAAAAGGCGGTGGTTTTCGGGGCTGATTTGTTGATCAAGGCCTTGATTATAAAGGCCTTTGGCGATTCCTATACGGCATCCCAGGCTTTGACACCGGGAAGTTACTCCGGGGTCATCAACACTGCGAGCGCCATTTTGATGAACTCTTCGTTCTTGTCGATCGTTTCCAAGGCGCCGCGCACGTTGCCACCTACCTCGGTCGCACCGCGCTGCTCGACCCATAGCGTCAGCTCCATGATGGCAGCCTCCAGAGCAAGCTGGTTTTCATTAATCTTGAATAGCAGGGAAGGGAGCAGGTCTGAGTTGGGCATCGCGTTTCCTCCGTGGAGGCTTCAGCGTAGCAGCATTATGAACTGACGAACGGTAGGCAGGACGCCGTAGAAGGGAATGAAGCTTGTACCAATTTTTGTACCACTGACCGTGTAAAGCAGGTTAAAACCGGGTACTCCAAAGTAAGAAAGTGCCCGTTTTCATTGGCCCTGAGTACTTTGCCTTACCCCTTTAGAATCGCGGTGTAATTCTGTTCCAGTGCGGAAATGCAAAGCCCCGAAGGTTCGCGGCTCCGGGGCTTCTATTTTCGCCTACATCCCTTAATGCCTGGCGAACGTGGCGGCGAGACTACCAGCGATGCTTTGGTAGTTCACTACTGCGAAAGGTGGATTGTGTTCGTTCGGCAGAACGCCGGGTGGGGAGAGGTGAAAAGCTGTCTAAAACTACCTCGGTCTTCCTTGGTTTCATTGGTCTGAAACGCGCTTATGTCGGGCTAGAGTTTTAGACGATCGCCAATGCATACCGTTGAAATACAAGACCTGTAGGCCGATCCAGATAGTACTGCTGCAGTACCGCCGACGGCGGTGTTGTCGAGTGAGGAACGCGGCGCCAGATTTACCCCATCGCATGCTCAACGAATTGTCGCCATCACCGACACCGGTTATCAGGTCTGATGGCGTTGCAGGGAGCCTGAGCTACCTGCAGGAAAGTCAATAATGACCGCTTTGATCACTGGGTGGATAATTTCTAGCGGCACTTATACCTCGCCGGTGACCTTCCATTGACGATAGTAGTACGGTCTACCTTTGGGGCTCGTCCCGGGAAACTTCTCCGATATAGTTTTTACGTACCAGACCGTATCTGCGTCATACCCATCGACGGCCATTTGGCGAGCGGCCTCTTCAGCGATATGCTTTTCCGTGTGCCAGCCGGTCTCTATCAATACGCCTATTATAGGTTTTTGTGGTCCGCTAAAATTTACGCTTACAAGTCGCACTTTGGATATTCGATCAAGCCTCTTTCTTAGTCGCTCCTGTTCCGCGTCATGCTTTTCGATATTGTCCTGATCTCGCCGTTTCACCTTGTCTGTACAGGCCCCAGGACATGTAAAGCCGGCAGCTCTCAGTCTTGTGCCGTCGCGAACGAGCACCGACATCTCAGTCCCGCAATTGCTACATATATGCTGATCACAGCACAAGCAATTATGAGTCCATTTGAGGCGCTCTCTGCAGCATGAGCACTCCCGGCTGAACTTGTATCCAGCGATGCCTATGGCACCTAAGGCACCCACGATAAGTAGTGGTAACACGTTATATCTCCATTTTGTTGTTGCGATTTCCCGACTTGACCCAGCGCACAGCTCGACGAGCTGTAGCCATAACCAATGGCGGTGACCACGGCTTGATCGCTTTGGCCTCCTGCTAAACGGCGGTATTCAATACTTGATGACAGCAGCCACGATCTCGCAGGTTAGACTATGAACCCTGCGGAATTTTGCGAGGCATGGGCGAACTAATAAATTTCGCCCCGCTTCGCATGGTCCTGGGATACCTAAAGCTATTACTTCTTGTAATCCACGTATAGAGTCGAGCCGAGAGGGTGCTTTCCGATTTCGTAATCAGGATTCAGTGTCGCGAGGTTGTGAGCGGCGATGCCAACTCCGGCGACCATACCTATCGCAATTGCGCCAAGTGCCACCGGCGCGCCGACAGCGCTAACCCCAGCAATGCCGGCAAAACTTCCCATCGAAAGCCTACGGGCTCGCATATAGACCCTAACTGACATGCCTCGTTTTTCAATCGCCTGCTCAAGCCACGTCAACGTATTCGAGTAGCGATCATATTCTCCGCATTCCAAGACAAAGCTCTCGTGCGCCATGATCTTATCGATGATGAAATCATTGGAGACTTCAGTGATTTTATAAACGCCAACGTCCATGGAGAGAGTCCTCAACTATTTTATATGGAGTATATCGGTCACGATCCAGCGACCTTTAAGCCGTGCACTGCCCTTGGAAATACACACGACGGCCAGATGATCTGAACCTTCGCATGGTAGCAATATGATGTCGTTTTGCGGGGATTCAAGCAGGGATGTCTGAGTTTGGTATAGCGATCTGTCCGAGAAGAAGCGAGCGTAGCAACAGAAATGGGTCCGCAGAGGCAGTGGGGGTGATCGGCAGGACGCCAGGGGAGGGAACTACTGTAGGAATATACAACGCTAAGTTATTGATTCTTATAGGGGCATACCGCTGTTTTGCACCCTTGCTAAATCACCTATTTATCGTTATAGATCAGTTGGTTGCGTAGGTTTAGGGGTCACCTTGACATGGTGGGGGTCGTTGGTTCGAGTCCAATCGCGCCTACCAAACAAAATCCGCTCTGCTGGGCGGTCTAGAAGGGCTCACCGAAAGGTGGGCCCTTTTTTGCTATGCGAAAACGTGCACAATTTAGTGCCTTTGTGCACAGCAAGCAATGTGCACGGATTTAATCTCTCTCCTTGTGCACAGCAAATAGTGTGCATGACTGTCCCTAACCTATTGATACGTATGGCCTAAGCACTTTCTTGTCTAGGTGGTGGTACGTTCGCAAGCTCACTCCCTTGCCCATTGTTCGTGCCTCACAAGGGCAGGCTAGCTAACCAACTGAGCTACGTGCCTGCTGTGAGGCGAGAGACGCCTATCGGCATGACGCTAACAGACCAACGCTGTGTTGATTTTTACTGACATGGCTATGCCCATCGTTTGAGGTTGTGGGTGAGCAGGTCGAGGGGGAGAGCAGGGGGTATGGGGCTGGCTTCCTTCTTATGCAATGCGCCTAGAAAGTTTCTGGAAGAAATCCCTTAGGTAAAGCAAGATGCTTTTTTGCCATCATGTGCGGAGGGTGGAATGGATTCTCTGCTGCTTAAGCGAGTATTGGTTTTGCTGGTTTTAGTTTCGGCAATACTTGGAGCGCTATACATGGCTTCAGGTGTTCGTGTTAAGGCTTCATTGCATGGGGATGGGGGTGCTGGTGACTCATGTAGTCCGGGGTATCCTATCGCAATCAGCATTTCTAATTACACGTTGAGTCGAGTTGCCAGCGTTACTGTGACTTTGGAAGGTTGGCGTAATGGCAATAGCAACAATATCCTCTCTGGAAAAGACTTTTCATTTCCATTTGTGCTAAGGGCGCTAGAAACTAAAGTGGGATGTTATTCCGATGAAGCGTTTTCTGTAGTTGAGTCAGCCTCAATCTCCACTCCTAATGCTGAAGGGTATGCGAGAATCTCAACGGCAGACTTAATATCCGAAGTCAAAAAAGTGTTGGCTTTGACTAAGGATGTAGAGTTGGTTGTGGTGAGGATTGATGTTGTCAAGAAATAGAGATATAAAATCTGTTGACGGGCGTTAAGTGTTGTGTCATTTTTATGCGCTAACAAGGCAGACGGGCCTAGCAGACGCTAAACGGTATGTCCCAGTGAGTGGGGCGGGGTAGGGTTGGTAATTCTGTGGCGGAACCTTAAGTGGTGTAGTTGCTGAATGAATTCTCTGCTTACAAAGCGACGATGGTTGGTAGAAGTCGCCAGCGTGCTCTTGCTACAGTAGGGCTCCATAACCAGACTTGGGATTGTTAAGTCGGGCAGGTTACTGATAGCTGAACTATCAGGCACAGCAGGCGTAAGCCCCTGTGAAGAACGGCCAATGTGGCAACGCATTGAGCACCCCAAAGGGGCATCTAGGAATCTCCTAGAATCGAGCGTAACGCTCACCTTGCCCTAGCTATGTCTATTGCTCACCATTTTGAATGTGGTCAATGACACCAGAAGTCAATGCCTCCCACCTCTCTAAATAAATAATTCTATTAGTTAACGCCCATTCTACGAAAATCAGCAGACCATTCTTCTGCAATCTTAGCTTCAACAGCAATATGATGTTCGACATCTAACTTGCGTGGTCTACCTACTGGTCTGGTTACACCAGTTAGCTTAAGCATCTCCTTGACAGCTGACACGTTCCCATTGACTAGCTCTTGTTTGAGTATCTCCACTGACTTATCAAACCAATAGAGACGGTGTTCTTCTTTCCAGCCTAGCGATTCAGCTTGTGAGTCTAGCGCTGTAAGGCTTACCCCTAGTCTCTTTGCTAAATCAGCATGGGAAAAGGTTTCTATATAATCTTTCTTTTGTTTGTCTGTAATGTCCATTATGTTCTCTTGTATTAATATAAGGGGAGTAGAAGGCTTTCAGCAGGAGTCACTGCGTGACAGCAGAAGCAAGAGCACGCCACTACGTGGCATACGCAATAAAGAAAGATCAAGAACAAACCACTGGTAGGTAGTCCGCTTTTGATTCTCTCTTTAATGCGTGCTCTTTGTCGGCTGTGCCGACGTTGCTTTTGCTTTTAAGCATTAGATTGGTAGTCATATATGCTATGAAAGATCAAAATCCCTTAAAGGTCTTTAAGAGAAAATGATCTGAGAAGTGACGACGTTGATCTTTGTTATGCTGCTTGTTCTAGTCCTTTCGTCCATCGCTTGATGGTTGGATAGGGAATGCCTAGGTCTATTGCAATATCTTGTCGGCTCATTCCTGTCTCTATGAGAAGAGAGATTGCTTCTGCTTGTTGCTGGGCCTTGGCTTTCTTCTTTTCAGATTCTTGCTTTTCCCATGGCGTCATAACTAGGTCGGTGTTTATGGTTGCTAAGCACCCAAGCTTCTCTTGAAGATATACAGCCATATCCATGCTTTGAACAAATAAAGTGACAGGCTCTGTACTACTCCTGTCTCTAAGTGATGTTCTAGCTACAGCTTGTAAGGTGCTTTCATAGAAGCGTTCAAACTCAATGGCGTTACCCACTTCTGAAACAGGAACGCCAAGCATCTCACCTAAGGATTTAAAGCTAAGCTTATCGTCTGGGCTTACATTCCCGTGTTGAAGGCATATAGCAATGTGCCTATCTTGATAGCCATTAATACCTCTGCTATCAATTGGTAACTTAGTAATGCTGTCACTGAAGTTATACTGCATCCATTGATGCGCAAAGGCTAACCCTTTTTCATCTCCTACCATGGCAGTAATGCAGCGTAGCCAGTCAGCTAACTGTACTCCTTCATCCCACGTATCAGCAGGCTTACCATTACGCTGCATCATGCTTTGATTCTTCGAATACTTTGTAGTCAGGAATGGGTGAAGCTCTACACGCTTTCCGTAACCATCGAAATCAGGTGTGAATATAGATGGTTCAAATTGCCAACCTTGGTGGGTGGCATGGATGCCTAGAAGCATGTTCTGTACGTTGTTTGCTAGGATGTGGACACTGTTAGCGTAGGAGAAAGCTGGTAGGAAATCTCTATAGCTTACGATGCGTACCAAGCGCTTACCCTTGGTGCTCTGTGACTCGACCTCAACGCTACACTTAGGTGTGAGCATAGCTTGAAGCACTTCTAGGGCGGGCTTGCTGAGAGCGCTGGTGTCCTTAGACCTAATCATGGTTTCGACCAAGGCAATGTGCTCAGGGTTGAGAGAGGCTTTCTTTTCAGTATCTACTGTCAGGTAGTTGCCTAGGCTTCCATGGTAGCTAATGCTGTCGAATTGATAGCTCTTGCAGTCTGAGACGGTAGGCACCTCATCCACTACAAGTTCCCAGCCTTCAAGGAGGCGAGGGTCTACACGTCTTAGCGCCTCATGAGTAACCATAATCAATGGCTGTGCATTGGCAGCTAACACTTTTTCAAGATGTACTGTCACATGATCCACAGTCTCAGATGTAATGACGATAGGTGAGATGCCAGCGTTGATTTTTATATTTAGTTCAAGCTCTCTGATAAGAGCATTGGTAGGCATTGCATACACAATCTTGCTGGTGTGCATCAGTGTAGGTAATGCCTCAATGAACTTTGTAGATTTTCCACTGCCTGGTAGGGCTTCAGCTATAAATATTGTCTTTGAGTTCATAGTGCTCCAATGTATTTGCTTGATCGCTCAATCTCTACTAGCTCAAGATGTGATATGTACTCGGCAGCTTGGAGAGAAACCTTGTGCTGTAGTGATAAGGCATAGATAGACTGGCTATCTCCCTTCGCTGCTAGGAGTTGCTTTGCTACTCCCCGCTTGATAGCTATAGGTTCAATGATTCGTGTAGTGGGGATGATGTTGGGCACTAGAATAAAGTCTTCGTCTGAAGTCATATTCATTCCTTTTCAAATGGTGTAGGTAGTAGCGCGAAGGACTAGTCTTGAGAGAGTCAGGAGGGTGAGGCATAGCGCGTATATGATGAAAGCTGTAGTCAGCCAGCTAATCAGTAGTTTCACTTGCCTGATTTAGGAAGCTTCTTCATTCTTTCCATGTCGTCTATTATCTTGTGTAGCATAAAGGTAGAAGTGAACGATCCATCAAGCCCGCTTAGGGGCGGGAGGTCAAGGCATTGATAATGGCCCCTTTGGTGCATTCGGTAGTTAATCCCTTTGTAGGTCTTTATGTCTCCTACTAATTCATTATTCTTGGCCTCAAAAAACAGTTCCATAGCAGCTGCTTCAGCTTTACGCTTTTCAAGGTATTCACGCTCGCCATCAGAGATATAGTTTGAACTCATTCTTCTACTCCAAATCGTTTGTAGATGTCAGCCTTGATAGCTCGCATGACGTCGGCCTGACTCTTGTCGGTAGCTTGTGTGCCACTGATGACGCTTTGTTTAACACCCTTGAAATTACCTTGCTCGTCATAGACGAGGTTGCTCGGTTTGTCCGTTGATTGGCTATAGAATGCTTGTTCAATAGCGGCCTGTGCGTTCAAACTCTCGCGCACAATTGGATCATTCTTATACAGGTTGGCGAGGGTTTGTTCCCTTGCCTGCTTCATCATGGCTAGCGCATCAGCAGTGTTATCAAGACCAAGCAAGCGCTTAGCGGGCTCAGTTGTCTCTGAATAGTTCCAGCCATTTTGTTTTGCAATCTGCATTACTTCTTCAATGGAGCGGCCAGTGTCACGGGACAGTTCGATAAGGTCATTGCGGTTTAGAGTTTTCATTGTTTGTATTCCTGATTATTGGGGATTGATTACACGGTAGGCATAGGGGGATGAGTGTTTGTTACCGGACTTGCGGCGTTCTACCATGGCTGTACTTACTAAGTGCTTAATGATGTAGTCAACAGACCGTCTTGGTAGTGCTGTAGCTTTAGCAAAGTCATTGCCTGAGATGGTAGACCAGCCGTGTTCATCGGCACCGTTACGTACCATGAGGTAAATTAGTTTTCTAGAGAGTGTGTTGAGCTGGTCATGCTGAAGCGCAACAATGTCTTCTAATGTGATTGTCATTCTATATTCCTGTGTTGTTATTTATACGCGGCAGGGTTCCTAGGGTGTAATCCCTATTCATCCTGTTGGAGGAGGTAAGCTATTTTCAGAGAGAAACACCCCGACTTGCTCATTGCATAATCACAATGGCTATCTATTAGGTTCGTACATTTTATTCTCTCTATACTACTATACCGATTTTTTTCGATTAACCACGCGCAAGTAGCTGAATATATTCGGGTCTGTACTTATCTATACTCATTTTTAAGAAGAACGCATACATAAGAAGGTGAAATATTCTCTAAGGTTAATCCTTGAGTGTGCTCATCTCATTACTTACTATCAATGCTGTCTGTAACGCTCCACAGGCTCGTATAGGGAGGGGTAAGTTGTTGGGTGTAACTGGTGAGGGTTATTAATAGTCGCCTCACCAGCGAGCTTACAGGAGGTTAGTCAATCAGATGTAGAACATCCTTAGCATTAAGGTGTGAGTATCTGGCTACAGACCTAGTATCCCTGTGTCCTGACACAATCATTATCTGGGCGTTGTTAAACCCTTTCTTGGCTACGTTAGTGATGCGTGTATGCCGTAGCTGGTGGAGCCTAACGCTAGAGTCTAGGCCTGCTTTATTCCTTGAGATCCTGACAGCCTGGGAGACACTGTGAGGCGTCACAGTGAATAGCCTTCCCTTGCTTGCTCTGTCTGCTAATGCCAGACGCTGTGCCTCTTTCAGTAGCTCAATGGCTCGCAATGTCAGGGGCACAGACCTAGTGCCGTTCTTCCCATCAATCACATCTGCAATGCGTTCTTCTAGGTGTAAGCAATTTACTGTCAGCTTGAGTATTTCAGAACGTCTCATAGCGGTTTCATAGGCCAGTTCCACTATGAGCGCCATGGTAGGAGAGAGCTTGTTGAGCAGTTGTCTTAGCTCGCCAGCGCTGATTACCTTGTCACTAGACTTGTCTGGTTTGGGCAGCGCTATGTCACTTACGGGATTGTGTATGTCGATTAGCAGGCCACGCTTAGCGAACCTGAAGAAACGGGACATGAACGCTAACTGAATACGGCAGGTAGCAGGCTTGACCGTTTGTAGACGCTTCAGCTTGAAGTCATTCACGAGCTGAGGGGTGATGTCATGGATTGACTGGGGGAAGGCAGCAAAGAGCTGGTCAACGATTTTGATGGCATGGTCATAGCTGCCCTTACCTTTGAGCAAGGTTTCACAGTAGGTCATGCCCAAGGTGTAAAGCGTATGGGTCTGGTGCGTCTTGGTGACGGCTTCAAGCTGGTCAGCCCATGCTTGAGCGAGTGCTTGAGTAGGAAAGGTTTTGTATTGAGCGGGCTTTCCCTGAGGACGCACCTGAGCGTTCCAGTTCCCTGAGGGTAGTAAGCGTATGTTGGCCATGTTTGGACACCTCACATTGTGAATGGGTGTCTTCGCTAAGCCTCTAGAACGCTGGCTTTCCCTTAGAACGGCTAGACCTTGACATGGTGGGGGTCGTTGGTTCGAGTCCAATCGCGCCTACCAAACAAAATCCGCTCTGCTGGGCGGTCTAGAAGGGCTCACCGAAAGGTGGGCCCTTTTTTGTTGTCTTGGATTTCTTCAGAACGTTCACAAAATATAGGCTTCGTTTTCACTGGGCAATGTGAACGCTCCTACAGAGTGCAAACGTGGCCTAAAACACCAAAATCCTACAGATATGAAAAGCCCGCTCAATGGCGGGCGCTTGTGTGTACAAAACTATCAGCTACGCCTTAGGTGTAATTGATCGCATTTCTGATGGCCATAAAGCCGCAGCTAATCGCATACCGCTACGCTTACTGGTGCACTGTAATCAGAGAGGGGTGCGTATGCGCATGGATGTACAAGCTGCTTGCGAACGCTTCGACATGACACTGGTCAGCTTGCTGGATATGAATGAGATTCTGCGGGAGGACTTGAGCCAGCATAGGTTGTGTACACCGCCAAACCTGTGGGAGCGGCGGTGCGACGATTCGACTTGCCCGCGATAGCGGTGGGTCAGTCGATGAAGATGCTGGGTGGACCGGCCCCTTCGCGGGCAAGCCTGAGCTGGCCAAACAATTCCGTGCATCACAGTTCGTATTTCAATTCGGGATGTTTAAGCGTTTAGGTGGATGAGCAGAACCTTCCCACAATGTTTTCAGGTTGTCCGTCGGACGTTCGGTCTCTAGCCTGTGCTGGTCGCTGCCAATTCAGCGATCGGGATTGGAACCCCGGAACCCCGAAAGCGCAAAAGTGGCTTTCATGACGTATGCTTGCGCGCCTTGATGGTGTGCATTCCGTTATGGCGGCTGTGCGCGGGAGACTTCGAGTCTGTCGGGTTTTTCGGTGGCCCGGGTTCCAACCTGCGTACAGCTGCCACCCATTTGCGTGGAACCGAATGGGCCAGCTCCACCGCCTCACCGGAAATACATCATGAAAAAACCAACACCAAACCCTCCCGAAGCAGACAACGCTTCAGACTCAGACCCAACATCCCCCTACGCCTCCATCGACACCCGGAAACTCCACGAAGCCGCCGACCGCGCCCTCGACGACTACCTCAACCCCGGTGCCCACATCATGGCCACGCCATACACCCCCAACGAGATGTTCTTCGTCAATCCCCAAGCCGACACCGAATCCTTGCTGGCCAATGCCTGCGAATCCCTGGCCTCGGCCACGGTCATGCTCGGTGACTTTGCCGCGCTGCTGGAAGGCACGCATCGCAAGACTCTGTTGGGGATTGCGCAGGTGGTGATGTTGGGCGAACTGGCAGTGAACAAGGCGTTGGATAACGTCGACCCCGCTGGCTGACCAATGAGACTGAGCGGCACAAAAAAACGCGGCGCTAGAAGGGCCGCGTTTTTGTTTGTGCCTGATAGTCCGCTATCGCGAGCAGGCTCGCTCCCACAGGAGATTGGTGTTGCATGGGCACTCGCGGTCCATTGTGGGAGCGAGCCTGCTCGCGATGGGGTCTTTCCAGACACAGATTTTTCCAGCCGAACCAACTCTGACAGAAGTACCGTTTTTGTTACGGGCACAGGCTTCGTTTCAGTGTGCGGCGCACGGCTTTCAGCATGGCACTGTCAAAAGCATCGTGTCCGGCATGCAGTAACTGGCACTGCATGGTCAGACGTTGACGAAGCCAGCGCAGGCTGGTCATACCAAACGTATCCTTAATGCCTTGTATCACCTGGGTATTGGAATCGAGGGTCAGTTTTTCCTGCCTGCGGGTGAAGAAGTATTGATTGAGGTGGTAGTGCAACTCCAGGCGGATAGCGTGGACGGCTTCTTCATCGGCGAAATCTTCGATTGTGCCTTGGCGCATAGACTGACCGTTCAACTGAAAAATGGCTTTTAACCAGTGGGTGGCGGCCTGACGCTGCTGCGCTGTACAGCCGTTGCTCAGTATTTGATAGATCTGCCGCGCACTGCTGCCATCAGTCCCATGACCTACACCCGCCAGACCTTCGCTTAACTTTTGGTCATAGGCACTGACGTTGGCGGCAAAGGGTACAAACACTGAGACCAAGGTGGTTTTCAGCACGGTTTGGGGATAACGCTGCTGGTACTGGATCGCCAGCCAGCTTCCCCAGGAAACCCCCAACAGGCTGATTTTTTCGAAGCCCAAATGCTGACGCAGTCTGTCGATGTCTTCCACGCACAACCCTGTGTTATTGCGCCGGAGTTCACCGTGGGGGTAAGAGCGTCCGCAGCCGCGCTGGTCATACAGGACGATGTCGAAACCGAGGAGATCGAAGAACTCCAGATGATGACGACTGCTGCACCCACCCGGCCCGCCATGCAGGAAAAATATCGGTTCGGTGCCAGGGGTGCCGTGTCGTTCCCAATAGATCAAGTGCCCGTCGCAGGTCGGGAAGTAGCCGGTTTTCAATGAAGGCGTCAT